GGCAGATTGGAACTCCTACTAGGGGAGGATAAACCCCTGGAATCCCACTCCGAACCTGTGGTGTCGGCCGAAGGTGAAACCGGTCAGCACCAGATCACTTCTTTTACAGATTTAGATCCTGGTTACGGAGTGACCATTAAGGGAAGCAAGGATGCTACATTTGACACAGTTCAAGCAGAAGATTCCGGGCTGGCCTCATTCCTTATGAGACCGACCCGCATCTACGAAACGACCTGGGACAACACTACTAGTCCAGCTGTCAATGATTCATTCAACCCATGGAGATTATTCTTTGAAAATGCGACAATAGCAGACAAAATTCGATACTATAACAATTTGTCTTGTAAGCTTCACGTCAAGTTTGTCATTAACGGTAATTCTTTTTTATATGGACGAATCATGTGCTCCTATGAGCCATTGCATACGTCTAATCAGATACCGTTGGGCAACTTCAATTTCACAGATTTTATCCTACGCTCCCAACGCCCAAAGCTCTTGTTGAACCCTACAACGAATGAAGGAGGAACTATGGACTTACCATTCATGTTCCCCAAGAATTATATGAGCATCCCCAACTCTGATTGGAAGGAAATGGGCGAAATTTCGTTGTCGGACTTAAATCCATTGGAACACGCTACAGGTTTGAATGGCTCTGCCAGTATCACTGTATATGCGTGGGCCTCGGATGTTGTTCTGACGACCCCAACTGCGCTGGAATCGCAGTCTAAAAATATGTCCACCGGAAAGAAGAAGAAGACCATGTCCACGAGCAAGTCTTCCAAATCAGATGAATATGGTCAGGGAATCATTAGTAAACCAGCTTCAGCTATTGCTGCAGGAGCTGGTTGGCTTTCGAACTTACCTGCCATAGGCCCCTATGCCCGGGCCACTCAAATGGTTGCTTCCGGAGTGGGGCAAGCAGCATCGCTGTTTGGTTATTCGCGACCGCCTGTCATAAGCGGTCCGAGTGTTACCAAATTGATATCATCGTCACCTTTCGCTAATACCGATAGACATGATACAGTGATGAAGCTGTCCCTGGATTCCAAGCAAGAGATGACCATTGATCCACGTGTCGCCGGCGCAGACGGCGAAGATCATATGGGCATTTACGAGCTTATCCAAAAAGAATCACTACTAACGCAATTTTTCTGGGAACTTCCTAAAGAAGTTGGAGGAAATGTTGTGGGTGATCAGCTGTTCGCAGCGAATATCACCCCTACATTGAGCTCTACACTGAATAATGGAAATACCTTGTTCATGACACCCATGGCGTGGATGTCTCAGATGTTTCAATTCTGGCATGGTCCCATAAAGTTGCGTTTTCAAGTAGTGGCCAGTAATTTCCATAAGGGACGTTTGTTACTAACATACGATCCCAATCTCTTCACTGAAACAACCGAAAATAAGGTGTATACAGAGGTCGTAGATATCGCAGAAACGACCGATTTTGAAGTGGAAATTGGATGGGGAAATTCCGCCCCCTGGCTAAATATAGGAACTGTGGGCCAGCCCTTGGGCGCGCTACACGAAGAGTTTGTCAACGATGATACCCCTCTGCCGTTTTCCTCTGGCAGATCGAATGGTCAACTGACCATCACGGTTCTCAACGAACTCACCACACCGGGAGATGAGGCTTCTTCTCCAGGCATTTCTGTGAATGTCTGGGCATCAGCAGGAGACTCTATGAAGTTTGCCGTCCCTATCGGCACACGGATTCAGGACTTGAGCGTCATGCCTTTCGAGTCCCAATCGCTTCTAATCTCCCACTCTGACGCAGGAGTGGATGCAAAGACTGATAAGTCCTCTATGGAAAACAAACCTGGAGAGACGATGACCCTAACAGTCAATGCAGAAGCCAATACAGATCACACAATGGAAGTATTTTTCGGAGAACATGTTGTATCCCTACGCGATTTATTTCGCCGATATGTCTATCATATGCCTTGGAAAAACCTTGACCTTGATAACGAATATTCTACAGTCTATTTGAACGCAAAAGTGTTCCCGTACTATCGTGGTACCTTACCCCCCGGAACAACTGGCGTTCTTCAATACGCTGCGGACCCTACTACTGTGTATTCAGTTAATCCCTGTTGTACTATTCCTCTCACCTATTGTGCTCCAGCCTACATGGCTTGGAGAGGTGGGATACGGAAGAAGATAGTGGATAATCTGGGTGTTACAGTTAGTACTTCCATGCGAGGTGTGACACGTAAACCTTTTACCCTGGAAATTCCGGGGATCCGAAGAGAGGTTTACACCGATGAGATAAACCTGTTGCAACGTTCAGCTCTAGCTCGCGAGTCTTTCGCGGGCCAAGAGTTGACATACGTTCGCAACACTGGTATGATAGAGGTGGAGTTTCCCTACTACCAGAAGTCGCGATTCAGCTCACCGCGCATTTATAAACCATTAGAAGTCCAATCAGACTCGTATGAATATGTTGACATTTCGAGTAATAGTGGTTCTTTCGCCGCACGCAACAACTACGTGCAGGAATACGTTTCCACCGCGGAAGATTTCACTCTGATATACTTCATCAACGTACCTAGGATGTATAGGTATGAGTTTCCATCAATTCTTTAGGAAACTCTAGTAACAATTAGCATTAATGCGAATAGCTCTTATAGGTAGAGTTAGCCCAGGACCCGGGCGATCGGCGCATTTAAAAATACCGAGAATACATTCCCCTTATGAAAGGGGGTCACCTTTTAACCTGTTCCACAGATTTTTAGCTGCCCCCGAGGGGCAGCGGATATTAAACGTAGTTTATTCGCTACGAGATATTTGAAATTTTTACTGTGGTCCAAGTTCTAAGTGTGACTTGTGTTTGAAATCATTACCCAACCTTTTTGGGAGTTA